TGGCAAGACAAAGAAGTTTTATTAAAGGAAGATAAATGAGCTATATCATCGAGAACATCACAACCAAAGAAGTTACAACCAAGTTTGGCCCTAAGCCAGCGTACACCATTGTTGCAGGTGGTGAACGATTCAGCTACGGCTTTAAGAAGCCTATGTTTGCAATTGGTGATGAGATTGACTTTCAATTCACCGAGAACACATACGGTAAGAACGTTGACCTAACCTCAGTGCAGATGCTTAAGAAGGGTACAGGAGCACCTACCCCTAGCACCTCATCCGCTAGCCCCGTTAAAGCCCCGTACAGCCCTCCTAGCAAGGTGTTTCCAATCCCTCTACTACACGGTGATCGTGCCATTGTTCGACAGAACTCTGTTACGAATGCTACCAAGGCAGTGTGCGATTTCATTGCTACCTCTGATGGGCTTGATAATGTTCAGGAGTACGCTGATCTAATCATCGAAATTGCACGTAAGTTTGAAGCCTATTCTTGTGGTGATTTGGACGCACAAGCAGCAGAGAAAATGGCGGCTGAATGAAAAACATTACAACGCTAGTAAGTGATATTTACAGTGTTGTTAGCGGGGGCTTGGCCCCTGCTACTAGTAACAACAAGGTGGATGTTAGCTACGACAAGTGGTTTACACCACGAGATAGGGCACGAGATGAGAAAGTATTGTATTTCTCTGAGGTAGGTGACCCCTGCCCACGGCGACTATGGTATAAATATAATATGCCAGATGTTGCAGTTAAGCATGATGGTAGGGCACTACTTAAATTCTTTTACGGAGACATTCTAGAAGAGTTGGTGTTGAATGTGGCAGAGGATGCTGGTCATACGGTAGAGAAGAAGCAAGAGCGAGTCATTTACGACATTGGTGATGGTTGGTATGTACGAGGTCGTATTGACGCAGTGATTGATGGTGTGATGGTTGACGTTAAGAGTGTTACTAAATATTCTGAAGAGAAGTTTAAGAACAATCTTATTGACGATCCATTTGGCTACTATCAACAACTTAACGGCTATGCTACTACTCTTGATTATCGTGATGCTGGCTTTCTCACAATTCAGAAAGAACTAGGACATGTAAACTACTACCCCATTGAAGTGAACAAAAGCTTGTTTAAGATGCAAGCTGAGAATGCAGCAGAGATTGCTAGTATGTCCAGCCCTGACAGCATTAAACGACTTGACCCTGTTCCAGCTAGTAAGACTAGCAAGAATAAGAAGCTGTGTACCTCATGCAGTTATTGTTCCTTCAAGAAGGAATGTTTTCCTGAACTACGCACATTCTTGTACGCTAGTGGCCCAGAGTTTTTAGTTGAAGTGGTCGATGTGCCACGAGTTATGGAGATTACAAATGCAAGTAATTAAAGAGGGGTGGCTGTTAAAGCACCGAGCAAACTTAGGGGAGTTTATGTGTACACAAAACACCGCCACCCCTAAGATGTATGTGTCTGAGAGGAGTGCTATTAGTAGCGCAAACTACCACGCTGAGCACTGTAATAAAGGTGTCAGTGTTTATAAACCCGTGAAAGCTTTTATTGTTATTGAAGGAGATAGTGATGCAATTTCGTTTTGAATGTGTTAAGCCCAGTGAGATTGAAGACAATGTGTATAACGACATTGAGTTCCCAACCAACCTATCGGTTGTCTATGAGTTTGAGATGGATGATGCAACAAGATGGGACAATGTTTTGTTGCAGTTTGCTAAGTTTCTAGATGCGACAGGGTATATTGGTGTCTATGATAAGGTTAGCAAGCGTGTAGATGAGGATTGGGCAACTATTACAGAAGGACTTGGTTATGAAGATATTAATTCTGCCGGATTGTCAGATTAAAGAAGGTGTAGCACGAGAGCATCTGGCATGGGCAGGTAAAGCCATTGTTGACTACCGACCTGATGTGGTAGTTAACATTGGTGACTTTGCAGACATGCCATCTTTATCAACGCACGATATTAAAGGATCAAAATACTTTGAAGGGTTGCGTTATAAGAAGGATGTGGAAGTAACTAAGGTGGCAATGCAGGAGATGCTAGCGCCTCTACGTACACTACAGAAAGTGCAGAAAGAAACTAAGCACAAGGTGTATAAGCCACGTATGGTTATGCTTATGGGGAACCATGAGAACCGCATTAACCGTGCTATTAATAACAACCCTACCCTTGAGGGACTAATCTCCACCAAGGATTTATGTTACGAAAAAGATTGGGAAGTACATGAGTTCTTACATCCTGTTTTTATCAATGGTGTTGGTTTCAACCACTATTGGCCTGTTGGAGCAATGGGTAGGCCCGCTGGTACTGCTGCTGCTATTATCAGTAAGCTCCATATGTCTTGTGTTGCTGGTCATCAACAAGGAAAGCAAGTAGCCTACGGTAAGAGGGCAGATGGTAGGGCCATCTGTGCTATAATTGCAGGTAGCTACTACCTACACGATGAGAGTTATATGGATCAACTATCTAACAAGCATTGGCGTGGGTTAGTGGTGCTTAACGAAGTTAAAGATGGGCATTTCGATGAGATGTTCTTATCAATTGAGTATTTAGGAAGACGGTATGGCAAAGATTAAATATCACTCACGTAAGTTTCTTAACAAAACAACAGGCATTGCAGCCATTGAAACAAATATGGAGAGTCCGACATGGTGTAGCGGTGGAGTTGAAGCTACAGTGTCCATATCAGACTGTAATCGACAAATCAACTTAGACTTCTCTGTATATTCTAAAAAAGATTTAGATGAGAAAATTAAGAAGCTTGACTTACTAATAACAGAGTTAAGTAAGCTACAAGAATTGTTCATTGAGAATGCTTACGATCTTTGCACAGCAATGGATGAAGCAGCTAAGAAGCGTAAAGAGCGCAAGAAGATTAATAAGTCAGAGGCAGTTGAGATTGAACTATAACGATAAACTATGGCAAGTGAAACAATTCATTGAAGAAAACTTTGATGACCCTGTTGAGCTAACGATTGCACTAGGCTTATCAGTGGATGAACTAGTGCAGCTTCTACCTGATGTATTAGTTGCTAACTATCACAAATTCTTTCAAACAAATGACGACACAGAAGACCTTGATGAAGACGAGCCGCCCGACTTTGGAACTGGAGAAGATTGGGAAGAGTAAACGAGCCATCATTATTAATAACGAACGAAACCGTGATTGGGCTGAGGAGCTACATGAGTATGAGCAAGGTAAAACTGATTTGGAGTACCCCGGCAGGGGAGGATTTAGTGGCATACATGGCACGAGTATCCAACCCTGAGAACCAAGATAATAAAGAGACAGCAGGTAAGTTGGTTAAGTACCTTGTAAAGAATAAGCATTGGTCACCGTTAGATATGGTGGATATGTGTGTAGAGATTGAAACTACACGAGACATTGCCCGTCAAATCTTACGTCACCGCAGCTTTTACTTTCAAGAGTTTAGTCAACGATATGCAGAGGTACAAGGGTTTGAACGATCTGAGTGTCGTATGCAAGATGAAAAGAATCGACAGAACAGTTTAGAGTGTGAGAATCCTGATCTAGAAGTGTGGTGGCAACGTGCTCAACAGCGTGTCATTGATGACGCTGAGTTCCTTTATAAGCAAGCGTTAGACCGTAACATTGCAAAAGAAGTAGCACGTAAAATACTACCTGAAGGATTGACGATGAGTAGGATGTACATGAAGGGTACACTACGTAATTGGATTCACTATCTTGAAGTACGTTGCGATGGTGCAACACAGAAAGAGCACAGAGAAGTTGCATTACTAGTAAAGGAGCAGCTTCTTATTTGTTATCCAACAATGGAGTATTTATGGAAGAAGTGATTGACACTACAAACATGATTAAACCAGTGGTACATTTTGTAGGTAAGCCTAGGTTTGACAACACGTTCTATAACACGGAGGTTGCACACGTATATGCAGAAGACCACCCTGTGTGGGGTCGAGATAAGATACGTACTAGCACTGTACTAAAGAAGTTTACTGATGGTAGCTTTGAAACAAACAACACCATCTATAGGCCACTATGACTCTTGAACATCTTATTGTAGGGGCTACAGGGATTGGCTACCTCATCGTAGGTGTGCTACAATGGAGTAAGGGCGAAATGTCTAACGGTATGATTTGGACAGGGTATGCTTTTGCACAGATTGGATTATGGATTAATTTAAAATAAGGGAGTAATATGATTAGCGAAATAGATATTTCGGATATGAAAGCATTGTATGACATGGAATATGGAAAACATTTTAAACTTGCACCGACAGATGTGGTCAGCGTACCACCAGCTAGTGAAGAGTTTACAATGGGTGATGTATACAAATTCATGGGTATTGACGGAATGTACAGCAAATGCGTTGACAGCAATGGCACTATGCACCACTTCGCTGCTTGGACAAAAGTAGTACCGTGGGTGAAGTAAGGAACGATGGAGAGTGGACAGAGGGCCGCTATCGCAGCTTCATTACTAGTACGCTACGTGGTGGAATGCGAAGGTGGCCCCCTAAATGGAAGGCACTGAAAGAGGCAGAGCTAGGTAGAAAGACTAATAAGAAGTCTGGTAAACTAGCAATGCATTACAGGTGTGCTTGTTGCCACAATGAATACACAGCTAAGGATGTTCAAGTAGATCATATGGAGCCAGTAGTTAACCCGACTACTGGTTTTGTTTCTTGGGATGTGTACATTGACCGTATGTTCTGTGAGAAGAGTAACTTACAGGTGTTGTGTACTACGTGTCATAAAGTTAAAACAAAGGAAGAGAAGAATGAATCTACGAGAGTATCAAGAGATGGCAGCAAGGCTAGCCCTCCCGACAGCATTAAACAATCAGTACCTAAGCCTAGGGCTAGTAGGGGAAGCAGGGGAAGTAGCGTCCCTGTTCGCAAAAGCAGTGAGGGACAGCGCAGGGTTAGTAAACCGAGACAGCCTAAAAAAGGAGTTGGGTGATGTGTTGTGGTTTGTAGCTGTACTAGCTGAGTTCTACAACATAGATATGCAAGATGTAGCAATTGCAAACATCAACAAACTACGTAGCCGACAAGAACGTGGTACGTTGCAAGGTAGTGGAGATGAGCGATGAGTGGGGGACACTTTAACTACCACCAATATCAGCTACAAATGATTGCAGAAGAAATTGAAGAGTTAATTGAAAAGAACGACTGCAACGATGAGAACCAGTGGGGTGATGTTATCGGCCACCACTACAGCAGAGAGACGATTAGGGAGTTTGATAAAGCTGTGTCTCTATTGAAAGAGGCTTATGTGTACGTTCAACGTATTGACTGGTTAGTTAGTGGTGATGACGGGGAAGATAGTTTTCACCGTAGACTTGCTGGTGAACTAGCAAAAGTAAAGGATTGAAACAATGGTTAACGAAGAAGAAGCATGGCTACACCATGTAATTAAAGACTTTGATTATGTGGTACGTAGTGGTAAGTACGGCCCCCTATTCTATCAACTGCTATCTGATGAAGCTAAGTTCATTATTAATAACATGCGTGAATGCGAGCTACGTAACATGGAGGTCAAATGTCCATCGCAATTAGATTTATGACAGGGGTGTGTGTAGGCATAGAGTTTGCATCAGTACCCGGTGTATATGTAAGTTTGTATTTAGGTATTATTGAAATTGCAATTTATAACGAAGAGGAAATGGAAGATGATTAAACACGAAATGGGTATTTACGAAACATTCATTGCCAAGAGTCGTTACAGCCGATTCATTGAAGAAGAGAATCGCCGTGAGCATTGGCCTGAGACAGTTGACCGTTACATGAAGTTTATGGATAACCATCTTACACACAAGATGAAGTATGCTATGCCTGTAGAGTTGTACAGCGAGTTACACTCAGCAGTTCTAAACCACGAAGTAATGCCTTCTATGCGAGCTATGATGACCGCAGGAGAGGCACTAACACGAGACAACACAGCAGGGTATAACTGTTCATACCTCCCTGTAGATGATGTTAAATCCTTTGATGAAGCCATGTACATCTTGTTATGTGGCACGGGTGTTGGATTCTCAGTTGAGAGTAAGTATGTTAACAAGCTACCTGAAGTACCTACGCAGATGTTTAATAGCGACACTACTATCTCTGTGTCTGACTCTAAAGCAGGTTGGGCCAAGAGTTTACGTCAACTCATCGCCTTGCTATATTCCGGGGAAGTACCGAAGTGGGATGTTACCAAGGTGCGTCCGGCAGGGGCACGCCTTAAAACGTTTGGTGGTCGAGCTAGCGGCCCTAAACCCCTCACTGAACTCTTTGAATTTGTTACTAATAAGTTTAAAGGTGCAGCAGGTCGGAAACTTACCAGCTTGGAATGCCATGACATTATGTGTAAGATTGGCGAAGTCGTGGTTGTTGGTGGGGTACGTAGATCAGCTATGATTAGCCTCAGTGATTTATCAGATGATAGGATGCGACATGCTAAAGCCGGACAGTGGTGGGAGCGAGAAGGACAACGAGCACTTGCAAATAATAGTGCAAGCTATAATGAACGCCCCACAGTTGGGGAGTTTATGTCAGAATGGTTGGCTCTGTACCAAAGCTACTCTGGAGAACGTGGAGTATTCTCACGTGCCGCTGCTAAGTCTACTGTTGAAAAACACGGAAGACGAGATAGCTCTTATGAATTTGGAACTAATCCGTGCTCCGAAATCATCTTACGTCCGTATCAGTTCTGTAACCTTACTGAAGTCGTTGCACGAGCAGACGATACTGATGCAAGTTTACAAAGAAAAGTTAGATTGGCCGCTATCCTTGGCACTTTCCAATCTACTCTTACAGACTTTCCATATCTAAGGAAGGTGTGGCAGAAGAACACTGAGGAAGAGCGTTTGCTAGGTGTGTCAATCACTGGCATCCTAGACTCCGCATTGTTGAATAACATTGATGATGTGGGTCTGTCATCAAGGTTAGAAGGTCTACGAGACTTGGCTGTTGTTACTAATAAGGAACTTGCAAATGTATTGGGAATTCCTCAATCCGCTGCTATTACGTGTGTTAAGCCTTCTGGTACTGTTTCTCAACTTGTTGATAGTGCCAGTGGCATTCATGCTCGCCACAGTGATTACTACATTCGCCGTGTTCGGAATGATAACAAAGACCCTATCACAGCCTTTCTACAGGGTCAGGGAGTACCTTCAGAAGCGGATGTAATGAAGCCTCACGACACTACTATCTTTAGCTTTCCTATGAAAGCACCAGATGGTTGTGTTACACGGGATGAGTTGGACTCCTTCACACACTTGAAGTTGTGGCTAACCTATCAACGTCACTGGTGTGAGCATAAGCCCTCAGTAACTGTGTACGTCAAAGAGAAAGATTGGCCCTCAGTTGGTGCTTGGGTGTGGGAACACTTTGATGAGATTAGCGGTATTAGTTTCCTACCTTGGGATGGTGGTAGCTACAAGCAAGCCCCATACGAGGAGATTGACAAGGCTACCTACGACACATTGAAGAGTGCTATGCCTAAGATAGTTGATTGGGAAACCTTCATTGAGTATACAGATAACGTTGAGGGTGCTCAACAACTGGCCTGTGTATCGGGTGTCTGTGAAATCTGAAGATGAGATACTAATAGCTGAAGCGTTAGGGGGGAGTGAAAAAGCCTACTCCTCCCTGACAACTAAATATTGGAAACGTATATTTAGTTTCTTACGTAGACGAGTTAATGACAATGCAATTGCAGAAGAATTAACACAAGATACGTTTGCAGCAGCCTTTAGGTATCTGAATACGTTTCGTGGTGATAGTCAGTTCTATACTTGGCTATGCACGATTGCCATCAACAAGGCCTCTAGAAGGCCGTTTGAGAGCGTTAAAACAGAAGTTGATAGTGTGACTAGTGTTACCCCTGAAACCCTGTTAAATACGAAGCAAGAGTTTTTTATGCTGTTAGATATGATTGGTGATTTACCAGAAAAACAACGCAAGGCACTGTACATGAAACATGCTCAAGGAATGTGTTACAATGATATTGGTGTTGCACTGTGTTGTTCTTCTAAACATGCTAAGAACCTAGTGTACAAAGCAAAGAAAACATTAAGGAGTAGGTATGAGCAGCAATGAAGAAAGTTATCGAATGATGGAGGCACTGAGACGCTACTTAAAGCTGAAGGTGTACGAGACAGAAAAAACCGTAGAGATTGTCTTACAGTTTAAAACAGAAGACGGTAAGATGCATCAAGTTTGTAACAGTTTTATGGAGAAATGACATGGAAGTTGAAGTAGTTGAAGAGCATGAGGATGGGTCAGCAACAGTGGTGTTGAAAGACATTGAACCCCGTATGATGCAGTTGTTGTTGCAAGAGGGTCTTATCTCTCTAATGAAACGAGAACTTGATCGACTAGAGAAAGAAGACAAGATTCCAGCGTTGTTGAAAGGTAAACCTAGTGAACTATAATCAAGTTATGGAAACACAATATGGTGGCAACCACTATAAAGAACGTGCCATTCAACCTTGGGAGATTTGGGAAGCGTATGATTTGAATGGTTGGGAAGCTAGTGCCCTTAAATACTTGCTACGCTACAAGGACAAGGGTAAACCACTAGAAGACTTGTACAAATGTATGCACAACGTTCAATATCTAATTGCTAAAGAGGAACGTAGGTTAATGGTTGAAGAGACTAAGCAGTCAGTCAACATAGTTATTAATAACATGGTTGGGCAACTTACCAAATAAAGAAAGGGGCATTGCGCCCCTTTTCTTATTCCTCACCTATCTTAGTTTTAAGGACTTCGTACACCTGTGAAACAGTACGTTCTTTACCCGTCTTACTATCGTAGAAGATATTCTTATTACGCTGTACTTGACCCTTCTGAACAACCTTACTTGCCTTATCAAAAGGTGATGCCATCAAGAACTTCTTAGCCCCACTTGTACCTAAGAAGTGAGCCGCATACAATTCTGTATCTGTAGGCTCCCTCTTCAATGCTTTCTGCAAAGAAGATTTATTCTCCTCAGTAAATAATTTAGCAATCTCTAACGATTTAGCAGGGTCTTTCCTATCATCTAGTGTATAGTCTTTTTTATACTTCTTAGTTAGAGATTCCCATGTACCCTCAATAAACTGGTGATGCCCTGTAGCACTACTAGTTTTAGACTTAACATCAGCCTGACCACTACTCTCAGCCGCCTTCAGCCTCTCATAGTAATCGGGTTTAGATGGAGCAGGTGCTTCTTGTTGTACAGGTTGTTCCACTTTAGGTGGCTTACCTGTCTTAAAGAAGTCATCAAAGAATTTAAGAATGTCCATATTACTTAGTATTAAGGTCAGCCATAGTAACAGTATTAGACTTAAACTTTTCAGCTAATGTTTTCTTTTGCTCAGTAGTTGCGTTTTTGTATGCATTTAATATGTACTCTGTGTTAAGTGTAGGGTCTACTTCTTTCATCTTTTGTAGCGCACCTTTTACTTGTGTGTCTAAATCGGATGTTTGTGTAGTAGGAGTTGTCGCAGCAGGAGTTACAGGCTGTGCCTCACTCTTATAGAATCCACCATAACGCTCATTCTTATTAATAACAGTTGCAAACTCTGTACCTACTTCTTTAGGTTGTTTCATAGTGAGCATAGATGTACCGTACACAATGTTATTCAGCATAGGTTTGACTTGCTTCATAAACTCAGCAGCAGCGGCAGCATTGAACCCACCACCTGTTACCAAAGGACGATTGGCTAAACCAGTGGCTTGTTGTTGAGGTACAACCACACTAATCTCACCAGCATCATTAACACCTAGTGTTAGAGTTGTCTTATACTTAGCTTCAATTGCTTGTTTAACACCGTTGATACTAATAACAGCACCTGATACACTGTTGCTTACGTTACTCTTAATAATAGCTTGGTCAGTTTCTGGTAGTTTAGCAATTTGCTCACCATATTTCTTATAGTCACGAGCTAGAGTTAAGCTGTTAGCACCTGTAGCTACATTAGTAGCGAAGGCAGCACTGGCAATGTTAACTTCAGCAGGGAGAAGGGAGGTCTTCTTCAACAGTTCAGCGGCACTAGCACCTAGTGCTTGGTGTGCTGCACGAGTATTTGCACGTGATGCAACAGGGTCAACAGGTACAGCAGCACCACTTTGCTCTGACTGTAGCATGACACGTTTTACATCAGCTAAATCAGTTGCAGCAGCAACATCATTCCTAATACCTCGAACAGCATCTGCAATTCGCTTTTCATTTGTAAGCATAAACTCATAAAAGTCTGGATTAGTTCGCTTAAGGTTTTCACGAGAAGCACCTAAACCATAAAATGCCATAACCATAGGGTTATTCTGCATAGCAGATTGTTGTTTAATGGCTAAGTCTAAAATCATCTGTTGTTCAGTAAGACTCTTATCACGGTAGTTTTTTAACACGTTAGCCATAGACAACAAACCAACTCCTTTGTCATCTGCATACATCCGCAATGATTGTTCAGCTTGACGGTCTACGTCTGCATACAACTCCTTACGTTTAGCGTCAGATACGTTAGTGTTTTTAGCTAAATAAGCGTCAATTACACTGTAACCAGATTTACGGGCACTTTCAATGTTTGTTCGCATTTGATTAGTGTGTAGTGATACTAGTACTTGAAACTTTGTAGGATCAGTTACTTGTGGATCACCTTGTGCCATCAACTTTAGTGTGTCAGCAAACACTTGTTCTTTATCGTTAACACCTGTAGTTAGTACAGCAGCACCTAAGCTACCATCAAAAACGGCAGCAAATCCGGGACGAATAGTGTCTGTCTGTAAATCACTTTGACCACTCAATGCACCTACGTTGTTCTTAATAACGTTAACTTGTGTTTGTGCTTGTAGCACTTGTTTAAACCCAGTCATCTTAACATCATATGTGCCACGATTAGTCTTATAATCAGTTAGCAACTCTTCACGAGTACCAAACATACCTGTCTTAGCAGCATCGTCAATGTCTTTCATTGCTAAGTCTTCAGGTGTTGTAGTCTTAGGTGGTTGTGCAGGAGTAAAAACACCTTTAATGTAACTACTTACATATGCTTGTGTTGCTAAATCAATTCCTGTTATGTTTGCAAATCTGCTACGAATTTGATCTGCCATTCCGGGATATTTTGCAATTGCTTTTTTAAGCTCACTTTGTACGTTAGCTTGAAACACCTCAGGAGACATACCTCCCTCAGAAGCAGTTTTTAAACGTACAATTTTATCATCAAACGATTTAAGTTGTTGTATAGCTTTTTGTTGCCCCTCTTCTCCTTGAGCACCAAGCATTGCTTCAGCAAACATACTACCAGCCATAGGGCGCTGTTGCTCTAATTGCTGTGCTTGCATACCTGCTTGTTGTGCCCCTTGTCTAGAGACATAGAACTCCTGTGCTTGCTTTTGAAAGCCTTGCTCAATATTAGCTATTTCTTGTTCAACATAGCCTTTGTATAGAACATTAGCACCTTCACCTAGGGTTTGAATAGCAGCCCGTGTTGATGCACCAGCTTGTTGTAATGTTGCTGGATTAGCCATTGCTGGCTCAATGTTCTTAGTAATGTTTGCTTGATAGGTTGCCATTATTCGTTAACTCCTGTATTTACTACAATGTCTTTCACTGCCCAATCCTTTACAGCTTGATCTGTAAGCATCTTCTCGTATTGAGTAAATGCTTCTACTTTATATGCTTCTTTATATAGTTGCTGTAAATCGCTACCTGAATATGTATTTAGAATAGCTTGTACAATTGCAGCGTGTGTTCTATGTCCTTCAGTGTCATTGTTACGTAACGCTGTTAAAGCTAACATAGAGTGTTTACCAATTGCTTTAGCAGATGTTTTAACATCATCCCCCTGTGACTTTCGACTACTGTACAATATTGACAAATCTTCTTGCACAGCAGGTGGAATACCGAAACTTAACATCCATGCTTCAGTATCTGTAACACGGAACATTGCACCACCAGCACCACTCTGTACTTGATTGTAGTTAGCCATTGCAATGCGTGACTTCTGAATGTTGTTAAAGAAAGAGAAACTTCCTTTACCAATTTCAGTTAGTGCAATTTGCAATGTATCCATAGTCATAGGAGCTTTAGCAATGATTGAGAATGCTTCACCAAAGCTACCTAGGATACGTAGTGCAGCAAACCCTGATGGGCCACCAGCTACTTCCATAAATGTCTTCTCAGGGTCTAACAACCCCTTAACAACATCTTCGTAATATTTAAAAGTGTTGAATCGACTACCAATGGCTAGCTTAGCTTCACCATCAGTGATTGAACCAATCATACCTGCAACAACACCTTGTTGTACGTACAGACGAGCTTCTGGAGACATATCTTCGGGTACTACATCTGTGAGGAGGTCACGGAAAGGCCATAAGAAGTTACCAGCAGTACCCATCACTAGTGCGTGTGTTACTAATAACTGTAGTGCTTCTTTCTGTGTGAATGCTCTTGGGTTGCCCATCAAACTCTGTACAACGTTCATCATCAATTTAACTTGATACTGTACGAACTGTGCAGGGATAGACTTCCAACCTTGTTGCCATGAAGCTACGTTAGCCTTAGTCATGTTCTGAGTCAAGTCATCTTGGCGCTCTAGAATCTTAGCTAAGCTATCATCAGTCCACCATGCAGCACCGGGGTTAGTTTCAATAAACTCCCTACGTGCAATGTCAAAGCTAACTAGTCGGCTATAGCCTTCACCAGAGTTGAATGGTGTAGCAGCTAAGTCTCCTACGTTACGAGTTAGCTTGTTCATAATTCCATACTTACCTACTTCAGCACCATACAAACTAGTAGTGTTAATACCGTCCATTAGACCAGTGCGGCGAATAGCCCGTACAACTTCAACGAACTCTTCCTCAGACATACCCAAACCAAGGTTAGTTAGTTTGTTAGTCTTAGCAACAGTTTGCCAAATACTTTCTTGATCGCTAAACAAAGCCATAGCATACATAGCACTACTCTTAGCACTACGCAATCCATGCACAGGGGAGATGGCTACAGCATTGAAAGCGTTCATACCTTGCATAAAGAACTGCACAGGGTTGAATGCGAAGAAGCTGTGAAATGCAATTGTACGTGCCCATGTAGGATAGTCTTTGGTAGCACGTAATGCAGCACCTAGTTTCATAACTGGTTTGCCACCTACACCACCTTCAATACCCTCACTTATCATACGCATAAAGCCCAAATATCCCTTCTCTTCTTTAGTAGGAATATTCATTTGAGCAATGATGTAGTCTTGCACCTTCTCTGCTACAGATAAACGCTTGCTTTGCCCAACATAATATCCTTTGTTGTTTAACATGTAGCGGAATGCATTGTCAGGTGTCATTGTCTGCACGTTAGCTGGCAAGTCATCAGCAAAGGTATTGAACCAGCGTTGAATGTGACTCTCACGCCACTCAGTTGTAGATGCTACGTATGCAGTGTTACCAATCTCAGCAGCCACACTATCTAACGGACTCACTGTGTTAACTGTATCCTTACCGAATACAGACAACACCTTATCACCACGCTTGCTAGCAAAGTTACTAGTAAGGCCAATTGCTTCTTCTACATAATCATCATCAGTACGGGTAAACCTAACTTCAGCTTTAAAGTCTGTACCAAACCTGTTGTTGTTTAATGCGTCAATGATTTCTTCTGGTCGCCATCCATAAGGCTCCATTAAGCGGCTAGCATCTTGAATGGTTAGCTTACCTGCTTTATGTAACGACTGAGCTTCAGATAAAGCTTTTACATAATTATTGGCATCAGCCACGCTAGCAGCAGTACGATGAGTAGTAGTAACCTCTTCAATAGCACCATCAACTTCATAGCTAGACTTTAGTTTAACAAAATATTCATCACTGTAAATACGGCGATACTCACCAGCACGATAGGGAATTACCGTATCAATAGGTTGGCTAGCAAAGTTACCAACTTTAAAGCCAAAGGTCTTGCGGTATTTACCATCAATTAGTACAGGCTCAGCAGCTTCGTAGAAGACATAACCCTTAGTGGCAATCTCTTCACGAAACTCTGCACTCATACGTTGCATAGCTCCAGTATCGCCAAGATAGACAAAACTACCTTCTTTAGGTGTTGTTGGCTTACCAAACAGTTGGTTGCCATTGTCATCAAACTTAATCCCTGTGTTAAGTTGTACAAACCCTCTGCGGGTCATGCTCTTCACAGCCACATCGTTACGTACTTGCCACATAACATCACGCAATGCACGTACTTTGTAGTAGGCATCACGAGCTTTTAATGACAGACCTTGACCAGCTAGTTCATGTGCTGAGAATACTTTACCTTCTTTATCACCAATGACTAATGCATCGTTTAGTGCAACCATGTCAGCTTTACTAAGCTTCTCAATGGATGGGCGTACAAAGTTGGTTAACAGCTTTTGGTAGCGACTAGATTGGTTAATACCTACGACACGCTGTGAGTATAGTTCGTTAGATGTGGACAATGCCCAATCACCCATAGCAAACCGTGCTGCGCTATTAATATCATCGTCAGAGTATTTACCAACAATGAAATAGTCTAAAGTACGGTTGATAGGTTGCTCAACTAGCCACCCTGTCTTCAATCCTTTTTCAGCATCTTCAATGGCATTTAGTTCATCCATCACTTCATCCAACTCTTTTTGTAGAGAGGAGAGTGTTGGTTTAATCTTTTTGCTTTCAGAAGCAATCATTGTCATGTTAGCTTTGACCTCAACAGCTTCAGCTTGAAGTTGTTTAACGTGTGTGTTAAGCATGGCAGCAATGTTCTTGTCCACCTTACCCACATCAGCTACAATACCTAGCTTAGCTAGCCTATCCATAACATCGCTAGCAATGAGCTTAAAACCGTCTACAAGGCGTTTAAATGTCTGTCCTAATACCGTGGTAGGTATCTCATCAGTGAAGGCCCATTTAGCAAAGTTTTCAGCAAAGAATTCACTGTAGCTAGATGCCCACTTATGAATCTCAGACTCGTATGCCTGATACTTACCGTAGTCTCCACCAGCCCACTTGTCAATCCAGTTGACAGCAATGTCTTCTGCATTGGTAATGGAACGATATTCTAATAGAGCTTCAGGTGGGAATACATCAGTAACGGATTTATTAATACCATCACCTTTAAAGGCAATGCCCTTAGCACGTAGCCACTTATTAAAACTGCTATTAATAATGCCAAAATACTTTGTAGCAAACTCTGCTTCAAAAGCATGACCATACTCGTGAGCAAAGTTCTCCATATATCTACGTAAAGATATAGGAGATGTATCTGTGCCTCTACGCAGTACAATGAACGACTGACCACTACCGTAGTCATAGTGTACAGCACCAGCACTACCGTGTTGTTGCTTTATGTTAGCAACTAGTGTCTGTACAGACGAATCTTTGCTTTTAATCATATCCTCGTAGTCCATGACTACAAGTTTACGGTTGTCCATACCTAGGGCTTTACCTAGCTTGCTAACAAACTCTACAATGAATGCTTTCTTAACTCCAGCAGACATAGTGATGTTGCCCACAGTAGTTGTACCGGGAGCAACTTGTAGGTTAGCAAATGTTTGACTATAACTAGCTTGGAATGTAGACGCAGGGCGACCTGTAGGCACTTGACTAGCAACCATAATGTTGCCCACATCATCTACCATATCTTCGTTAGCTTTAATGTAGTCACGAACAGTTTGTGCATGACCAGCAATGGTGGCATCATCCCAACCAGTTGTATTTTGTAGCCATGTTTTAATTTCTTTATCACTCTTACTAGTAGCAGTCTTGCTCCCAATTTGGTAGGCAGCTTTATCTACATCATCTTCAAAAGACAACATAGATGTTTTATAACGAGGCTTACTGTCAGTTAATGACTTAGGTGCAGAGGCACGTTCTAGTGGAGGTGTCTCTACAACAGGAGCTTTCTTACCACGCTTAGGTTTTGATTTGTTTAACTCTTCTAACACTAGTGCTTCTAGTGCTGACTTACGTAGTTGTAAATCTTTCTTAACACTTTCTTCTACCAAGAACCCTGTATTAGTAGTGTCTGGTACAACCTTCATGCCAATTGATCCGGTTGGATCGGCAGCTTTAATATAGGATTCAGCAGCTTCTTTGGTTAAAAAGCTAGTTGCAGTGTCTGGTTTATAGAACACTTTACCCGTAATAACTAAACCATTTTCAGATAAAGTAAATGGGTCTACTGAGTGTACGTTAGGGTTGTTTGTTTTAGAATAAATGCGCTGTAAGTCTGTAAGTTCAGCAGCAGCTTCTGAAGCACGAACACCTTTAGCCGCAACCACATCTTGTAGTTCGGCAATTAGTTTCTCAATAGGTGCACGAATAGTTTTCTGTAGATCATCAGCAGCAGTTGTAATTGAATCAGGCAATACTTTAGCAGCATTAACACTGACTAGTTTGCCTAAGTCAATGGCTGTGCTGATACCAGTGAGTTCACCTGCAACTACACCAACAGCTTGTAAACGTTGTTTGTTAGCTACCTCTGAAGCAATCTTAGCAGCTTCAGCAGACATAATGGCATTCTTGCCACCAGCAGCAGCTAGTGATCGTTCTACACTTTGTAGAGCACTAGCGTTCTTAAATAGTTTAGCTGACTTAGTTAAAGCTACGCCACCAGATAGAGCAGCGCCAACTACACCAAGTCTATCCAACCAGTCAGACAAACCATCCCATGTTTGTTCTGCACCAGTGGCTACTTCTTGTATTAGTAATGCAGCTTGCCAATCAGTAATAAGCCAGCTATCCTTTAAATCGTTATACAAGTTGCTTAACCACTCACCTTTAGTTTCTTCAGGTTGTGCGTTGAATGCAGCTTGGAAATAACTTTTAGTTTGTGATCTACCTGTAAAAGTACCAATAGAATCCGCAGGGACACCATACTTTACAGAAATACTATCAATTGCCGGGCCTTGTAAAATTGCAGTTGTAGGTAAAAGTTCACCTAAAAAACCTAACGCCACAGTAGACCAATTTTTCCCATCTTGGATGGCTTTATCTAAAGTTGCAGCAGCACTTAACCGTTTAGACATACGAGCAGTAGACTCGTTAATCTCAGCAGGGGTGTTGTTGAATAGTACAGCAGGGTTACGTACAGCAGTTGTCTCTACAGCTTGTGTTGTCAACTCTTTTAGTTTAGCTCGTACATCGTTAACGTTATTAATACTGAGTTCACCATACATCCTGTTGCGTGTAGCAACACTATCTAGTGTTTGTTGAACAATGTTTACGTTACCTTCAGAAGCAGCTTTAGCCGCAATGCTGCGGTCAATGTTGTTCTGCTCAGGTACAGTGGTACGCCAGTTGCTATCTACAAACTGGTCAAAGTTAACCTTGTCTGGAATATCTGTAGTACCCGTAGCAGCAGCCACAATGCCTTTGACTACTGAGTAGTTACCGACACTAGTGTCTGGTGCAGCTACAGTGTCTTCAGCAGTGTATAAGCTTTGTTCAGGGAGTTCCGCACCGTCTTCTTCATATAGCATTATGGTTAACCTTATTCTTTAAACATTTGTTTAAATCCACCTGTTGCGTCTGCACCCCTACCCGCTACACTACCAATAGTACCAAAGATAGTACCCGCTGTTTGGAAGTTAGTAGCTGAAACAGCAGCATTAGTAATGGCTGTGTTTGCATCTGCAATGTCTGACATATAACTTAGGTTGCCCGATAACTGAGAACTAACGCTGGATGTTCCACCAGCTAAACCACTACCACCCATACCCCCTGTCTGTGCAGCAGTGTTAGTCATAGACGCTTGTGTCATACGTGCTTCACGAATTTGTTGACGCACATTACGCACGTTCTGTACTTCAGCTTTACGTTGTTCAGCACGGTATTGGTCTTTTTGTGCTTGTCCAGATTGATAACTACTGTAAGCAGATGCTCCTGTAGCAGCGACAGCAATGTATGCTAATGTGATTGGATCAAGTCCCATATTATTTCTCCGTAGAACAAACCATTAACAACACATCATCTTGTTGTTTTAATAGTTTAAAGCCGAACATAGTTTCAAATTTAAATAGTTTTTTATCTTCAGCAGGTATAAGTACATAAATTTCTTTATATCCGCTTTCAGATAATTCTTCTTTAGCTACATGCCAAATATCTTTATATTTATAGTACACTGATTTAGACCAATGTTTAGATGTTGCATGAGCATACACTTTGTTTCCGATATACTCAAAAACTAATGTTACATCGTCATCATTCCAAAAAGTATCAAACATTAGTATTTCCTACGAATGTTCCTGTCCAGCCTACAATCTTCATATCTTTACCAGCTTGTGCAGTGTACTTAAACTGTACAGACTTACCTCTACCACGTAGTTTATTCTTAGAGATTACTAGTGGATAACCATCATCAAAAACACTGCCGGGACTTGTAAAATACGGACGCAGTTGTCTGTAAACTTCTACTTCAGTTGACCACTTACCGGGATAGGTGTTATCAGTAAAGTCCCAACGACTCTGCATCTTACAGCTACTTTGGTTTAATGGGTTAGTGTTAGCATCAAAAGATGTTTCAGTGCGCTTCATAAACACTGTCAAATACTGACCTGTCATAGCCCTAGCAGGGCCATTGCCACCCATGTTATATCCAGTAATAAAGTATGCTGTTTGCTCTACACCAACGTTGTTAAACGAATACCAGTCTTTAAACTTTGTACTACTCTCTCGTGTATTATCAAAGTCAGCAAATGTTACAGAGTAGTTGTTACTAGTAACAGGGTGTAGTGCTAATATTTTGTAAGCTTTACGTGTACCAGATACGTTAGATACATTTGAAACAACTGTGTTTGCCCCTGCAATTACTGTATCTACACCAGCAATTACACCATACTCATTACTAATAGTTGATGTTTCTTTAGTTACTTCAATGGATACAGGATCTCCCTCTTCTTCCATCTCTAGATCGGA